CAGAATATTGAGCCCGACTAGAGTCGGACTAAATCGGCACCACCAGTCTAGGTCGTTGGTACGTCTGCGCTAGACGAAGACGGAGACGGGTGATGTGAGCACGGAACATACAGTCCGATGCCCATACATGGCCGCGTCAGAGTAAGACAGCGGCGTGCCGATAATGCACCCATGTTTGAATTCCCCCCAAGCCTCGAGATCAATGTCGACGGCATATGGGTTGCCGCCGGCCTCGCGTACTGCCCAACGTACTAGCCATTCCGGGATACGTTGGCGGGCAAGAGTCAAGAGGGGATACTGCTGTAGGACACCCCTGGGTGCAGGGGTGTTTATCAGGTCGGCCACCGAAGCGGTGCCCACCGCTGAAGTCAGCGTCAGACCTCCCAGCCGTACTGTCTCGTAGACCCGGTACCGAGCAGGCAAGCTCTTACGAAAGCTTGCCTCCTCCATGGTCCCGACTACGCTGACCCCGGCTTGGTTCAGGACTGACACTTCCAGCGGCTGGGCAGCCTTAGTTAGGAAGTCGACAGTAGCGGCCCTTGGTAGGGGGGCCAGCCCGTGACGGTCAGTGTCGGCGAGATTTACGAGTAGCCTGACACTACGGTAGTAGCCCCCTGGGTGGAATTGGGGGCCGTTGTCGAGAGCCGTCTTGCCTAGCATTAGGTCCCGCAGCTTCTTGTGGTCCTCCTTCGGTAGGCCCGACATCCTGACGATGGCGGAGAAGAGGAGCAGGGGCAAGTCGTGCAGGCCAGACCTATTGACTAGGGTCCGGCAGGCGGTCAGCATGCTGGTGAGGGCTTCGGACGGCGACAGGGCGGCTTCGCTAACCCAGTTACCGTTGACAACCCCCGCAACGCCACGCGCGAAGTAAGCGCGCGTAGCCCTACCTGAAGAGGCGTTGCGGAGGAATTCGGTCGACACGTGCCCGACCGATTGTTTGATCGGATTCATCCGGAGGGGTGACTCTGCGATCAAAGTCGCGACGGCACCGGCCGCTTGGTAGGTTCGGACACCCAGGTAGATGTCGTCGCCCACGTGTAAGGCGGGTGCGTCGCGCATTAGTCGATCACCGAGGACGAGCTTCAAGTAGACCCTGTTGAGACAGGAGTTGATGAAGGTAGTACCACGGTGGCCGCTCATCAAGGTCCCGAGTGACCGCCCGATCTTGCGGTCACCCAGGTAGATGTACGACTTGTCGAAGGACTCAAGGAGAGGACTCGCCAGGTGGGGCGGGTAGCCAGTGAGGTCGCAGAGCTCTTCGAAGAGGATCCGC